CCCGAGAGCGAAGGCTACTGGATGAACTTCGCTTGCAGCATGGCAGACCACGAAGTTCTCTCTGGCTGGTTTCTGTTGAGCGACGCTGGCCACGCCCCAGCACCCAGCCGTGAGGCTGCACCGCTGAATGAGAAGGCACGACTCAAAGCGGCATGGGACAAACACCGGAACGGAGAAGACCTGCCATTGCGGAAAGCGTCCCTGTTCGCTGCTGGTTTCCGCGCCGCCCTTGCCCAACAAGGCGCAGCGGCCACCACGTTGTACCGAAGCGCGATCGGGGAGGTGCTGCCAGATGCCGGGTAACCAAGCGTGGAAACTAAAGCGCACCGCACAATGCAAAAAGTGCCCGTGGCGCAAGGACGTCGATCCGCACGATATCCCGAACGGCTACTGCGAAACAAAGCATGCCAATCTTGCGGGCACCATCGCCGAGCCGGGCGCGCTTCCCAACCTTAGCCAGCCTATGCGCGTGATGGCCTGCCACGAAACCGCCGATGCGCATTGCGTTGGCTGGCTTATGAATCAGGCCGGCCCGGGCAACAACATCGGCCTGCGGCTGCAATTGATGTCCTGCGAAAACATCAGCAAGGTGCGGCTGGTCGGCGAGCAGCACCCAACTTTTGAGGACACGCTTCCTTGAGGAAGTAGATTCCCCTCCACGGCCGCCGCGAGCGGCCGTTTTCTTTGATATTCAGTCGTGATGCGATGCTGTGAGCTCGACAAGGAGCCCGCACCACATGGCCGAAGTACGCATCAAGTTCCCCAAGCTCACCGCAACACAGGCCCTGATCGCGGCATCCACCGCGCGCCTGAACGTCATCGCCGGCGCAGTCGATTCCGGCAAGACGACGCTGGCGATCGATATCCTGCTGGCGTCGTCCTATGGCGCCATGCGCGGCTTTCCGGTGGCTATGCTGCTGCCGGACGAGGAAGCTGTGGAAGTGGCCAAGCGCCGCATCTACGCGCTCGTACAGCCCCTGATTGACCCCACCAGCCGCTTGGACCGTAACCACATCAGGATGCGCGGCAATCGGGGCTCAGTCACGCTGGTGGCGATGGACAAGCCATTCCAGCTATGGGACCAGATCGCGCTGGTGGTGATCGATGACGCGGTGCGCATCGAGAAGCTGCTGGCACTGTGGGAGGATGCGATCGCGCCGCTCCTGCAGCAGCGCCGGGGCCGGGCCTTCATCTTCGGCAAGCCGCGTGGCGTGTTCAACGATTTCGCCAAGCTGGCCGAGTATGCGGCGCAGCAGTCGGACGGCGAGCTGTTCCACATGGCCACCTCGGAAAACCCGCACGCCGATTTCGAGGCGCTCGAACGCGATTGCGTGAACATGGACCCCGAGGTGTTCAAGCAGGAGCGCTTGGGCCTGTTCGTCCAGCACTCGGTCGAGGTCACGGCCGAGCAGGCGATCATCGGCCGGGGAGAAACGTTCCGCCAGTGGTGCATGCGGCTGGCCGACGACGGCATGAAGGTGGACGATATGCCGTTCAAGCTCGATAACCGGCCGGCTATGTGGTTCATCTACGACCTGATCCCCAGCACCGTGGAGGAGGCGCTCGAACGCTTCGTGGCCATGATGAAGTGCACGCAGGTCGGCTTCACCGTGATGGAAATGCTGGCCATGATCTACATGGCGATCAAGTTCATGCCGGCTAAGATCGGGATGTACCTGCCGAACAAGGATCTGGCCGGCATCAAGAGCTCGGTGCGCTTCATGCCGATCGTGCGCACGGTGCCGGACGCCTACCGGCTGCTGGTCGACGGCAGCGGCGGGTCCGGCGAGGGCAACGTGCTGGTGCGCCTGATGGGCTCCTCGCGGTTCCACTTCATGTGGACGTCCGGCAAAGGCGCCACCGAGTCGATCCCGCTCGATATCCTGTCGCTCGATGAAGTGCAGGAAATGACGAAGGAGCAGATCGAGAAAACCCGCGAGCGCCTGTCGGCCTCGCGCCTGAAGTTCATCCTCGCCGGGTCGACCGCTAACTGGCCGGACGAGGATATCGACTGGCTCTACAAGAAGGGCACGCGGCACCAGTTCTGGACGCGCTGCCCGAGCTGCGGCGAGCATCACGTGCTGGTGTCGTATTTCCCCGAGTGCGTCGGGTATGACGAGGGGTCCAGATCCTACCGCTACGTTTGCAAGTCGTGTAAAGGCTGGATCGATGACGCCCAGCAGGGCGAATGGCGCGCGCAGTTCGGCACGCGGAGCTGGGTCGAGCTCACCACCAGCGACGGCGTGGTCATCGAGGTGGAGCGCTGGGTCGATGAGGAGGGCAACGTCATCCCCGAGACAGTGCACTATCCGCAGTTCCTGTCGCCCACCATTTCGGCGCGCGAGATCATCCAGAAGTATTACAACGCGGATGATATGAAAAACTTCTGGAACCGCGTGCTTGGCATGCCGTACACCGATCCGTCGCAGGTGCCGGTGAACCTCGAAATGCTCAACGCCTGCGCGGCGCTTGGCATGCAGATGGGCGTGCAGTGGGAAACGCGCGGCTCGGGCTACTACATGGGCATCGACCAGATGGGTGGCTACAACGTCGTCCTGATCGCCAAGCGCCTGCCAACCGGCCACATGGCGATCGTGCACGCCGAGGAGATCCTGACCAAGCCCACGCCCGAGGATCCCGAGGCCAGCCCGTTCGATCGTTGCGATGTGCTGATGAAGCAGTATGGTATCGCGGTATGCGTGCTCGAAACCCTGCCGAACTACAACGACGCCAAGCGCTTTGCGAACCGCCACCCGGGCAAGGTGTTCTTGGCCGGCTACATGGCCGGCTCCGGCGACCGGCAAAGCGATATGCTGCTTTGGGGCGATACCCCGAAGCAGAGCAGCACCGATCGCCGCACGGATAGCGAGGAGCGCGACGACTACACCGTCAACCTTGACCAGTACAAGGTCATGCAGGTGGCGATGAAGCGGATCCAGACGAAAACCACGGTGTTCCCCGATCCGGCCGCACTGGTGCAGGAGGTGTACGAGAAGGGCACGAAGGGCGCGCTGGTGCGCATGCCGATCCTCAAGGACCGGGTGTTCTTCCACTTCACCCGCACCGCGCTGGTGGCCGAGAAGGACGAGGAGCAGAAGAAATACCGGCGCAAGGTGGTGAAGGTCGGCATCGACCCGCACTTCTCGTATGCCTATATGCTGCTGGTGGTGGCGTGGTCACGTGCGCACGGCACATCGACGTTCATCTTCGCAGACGAATCGAGCAGGGAGGTGGTGGAAATGAACGGTGCGAAGATAACTTCCCCGGTGGTGGAAGCGATTGCAGATCAGCGGGAAATGGTGGTGCAGATGGGAACCTGCGGGGCGTGCGAGTCGTTCGATCGGGACGCCAGTTTTTGCACCGAACGCAGCTTCCGGGTTCGGGCATCCGATGTGGCCTGCCCGATTTTCCTACAGCGCGACGACGATTAAGCGCGCTCGCCTGCTGGGGCGGCCACGCTCCTGCTGCGCCTCGGCTTGGGCAGCGGGCCGAACCGCTCGTGCTGGCCAGTCTTGATCTTGAACAGTTCGAAGCGGGATGGCTCCATCTTGCGCACGCCGCGCTCGTATTCGGACCAGCGCGTGAACGAACTCAGGTACACCAGCTCGGCGGCCTGTTCTTGGGTAAGATTCGCTGCCTCGCGGGACTGCAGGACTTGCTCCTTGGTCGGAGCGCTTGTGCCACGGTTGCTCATGGATTCCTCTGGTATTGAGGCTCCCATTTTACCCTGCTTCTGACCGTTTGCGTTAGTCTGCACGTTCATCATCGTGTTCAGGGTCAAATGGAAGCGGCCGGCCGGATTGTGCCGTCGACGTCTTTCGCCGGAAGCTTGCGCGCTGGCCCCTGCCACACGAGCACGGTGATGCCGGGCAGGGTGCGCCGCCGGATGATGAAGTCTCCCTCCACCCATTGATACAGCTCGCGCATGGTGGTGTTCTCGCGCGGCCTGACGCGTACGCCGCGATCTTCGAGCATTTCGAGCATCACGTAATCGTCGCTGCATTCGGGGCCGAACTGCGGCCGGCGCGCGGCGAACTCCTCGTCGGTGATCACGACGTCAACCCAATCTTCGGGCAGGATGCGCAGCGCCTTGAGGCCAGCCGGGTGGCTGTCAACGACGGTGCCGGCGCGGACGATCGCCGGCGGCTGTGGCACGTGTTCGGGGGCGGCCGTGGGGGCTGGGGAGGCGACTGGCACCGGGTCATCGAACAGGCTGAATTGGCTCATGGTGTCTGGTCCTGTAGTGGGTTTGAGGGGGATGCCAGCCCGCGCGTGCCCCATCCGGCGAGCAGGTAGGCGATGGGGTGGTCGAGCCAGCACGCCAGCGCAATCAGCACGGTGAGCGTGACGAGCTTGCCGGCGATGGTGCCCATGATCAGTGCGCCGCAAGCTCAGGAAGAGCAACGTGGGCCTGCTGGCTCGCCAGATCCCACAAGCCCGGGTGCGCGCTGCGCATCACATGGAGCAGCGCGCGTTTCTCGGCGAGGTAGACCACGGCGAACTTCGGGTCATATTTGACGATGCTGGCCGTGTTGCTGATCAGGTCAGCACACTTGATGGTCTGGACCCAGCCCGGGGCCTTGGCGAGGCGCTCACAGCCAGCGGCCTTGCGCGCGGCCCGGTTACCCTCAGTTTCGAGGTCGGACAGCCATGCCACCCCGCTGGCCACTTCGAGCCCGAAGTGACGCACCAGCTCGTCCTCGGTGATGCCCTGATCTTCCCTGCTGTCATGCAGCCACGAGGCGGAAATCATGACGTCGCGCAGGCGCGGCGGGTAGATATCGACCACCGAGGCGACGATGCCCGCCACCTCGGCCAGATGGATGATATAGGGCTCGTTGGTGTACTTGCGCATTTGGTGCTTGTGCGCCTCGCGGGCGAACATCATCGCCTCGAAGGGGGATGGGGAAGTCATTCCGGGGCCTTTTGAAAAAGTGCCTGCACCAGCGGATCCGGCGCGGGCATGTTGCGAAGCAGGCGAACCTTGGAGCGGTACTTGTCGCGCTCGTGCGGATCGGCTTTGATTCGCTTGCGCCGCGCGGCTTCGCGCTCGGCCATCGTCAATGCCGGCGGCTTCGGCGCGTCCTTCTCCTTGCCGGTTTCCATCCAGCGGTAGTGCGCCACCCAGCGCTCGATCTTCGCGCACTGCATGCGAACCCATTTTTCGATGTAGATCGTTTTCGCGCGCTCGCCGGTGTCACCGAACAGGTACTCCTTGTATTTCTGGGCCTGCATCGGGGTCAGATGCAGGCATTTGGCGATATCGGCAATGCTCAGCGGCTCAAGGTGGAGTCGGGCTTCGAGCTTGCTGTAGCGCTGTATGGCGCCGTTCTTGATGAATCGCTGCTTGTTCACTTGCTGTCCAGTTTGAAAGCCTGCTGCACGGCCGTGACGACCCGGCAGAGGTATTGATAAGTCGGGTTCGGCACCGTTGGCAGGCAGCCCCACCACTCCTCGCCGAGCACCTCGGAGAACAGGGCGTGGTTGCCGGTCGGGTCATCGTAGAAACACTCGCGGTCGATCAGCGCCCACAATTGCCGCGCTTCTTGCTTGTCGAGCGGATCGTCATTGTAATTGGTGCGCGGCCGGCCCTCGCGGCGCATCATGCGGCGTTCGAGCACCAACTTTTTTAGCTGGTCAGCCGCCTGCGTCGGATCGTACTTCTTCGTGGCGAGGCCGGGGTCGAGGCAGCCGACGATGTAGTCGGCGCTCACGCTGCAGAAGAACTCGGCGAGCGCGGTGTCCTTGCCCATGTTGCCCCAATAGGCCGACCACGATTTAGAGTAGCACTCGATCGTGACCTTGCCGCGCGCCGGGAACAGGTTCTCGGTGTAGATGGTGATCGGGTCGAGCCCCGGCACATCGCTGATGACGGTTTTGGTGATCGGGATGGTTTGCACTTTCATCGGGCGCCTCAGTGGCAGGATTGCGACAGGACGGTGGCGTTCGGGCAAGCCACCGCCAAGACGAACAGCATCGGCCAGTCTGGAAGCAGCACAGACAGCACCACCACGGCAGCCAGTAGCAGGGCGCCGGCCAGCGCCAGCGTGATCTTGAGCGAGCGCTTCACGGTTTGTCCTCCACCTTGAAAAACATGGGCGACTCGCCGATCTCGGCGCGCACGGCGGCAAGGGCCACCATGCCATAGCCCCAAATGTCGCCATCGGCCCACTGGCGCTGAAGGCCGATGTAACCCGGGTGAATCTGCCTGCCGGTCAGCACGTAATCGCGCATGGCCTTGACGAGATCCTTGAGGGTGCCGCCGTGCGAGAACCCGCTCCAATTGTTCCCGAACGGCTTGGTGTCATGGGTATAGATCGCCTTCTCGCTGTAGTCATCGATGAAGTACAGGCGCCCCCGGCGCAACTCCAAGCGCGCGGTGCGATCGGCTGCCTCGTACTTGAACGAGCCATCCGCCTGCCGGCGCTCGCTGCCGCCGTAGTGGAAGAAGCGGCGGCCGTGGCGGGAGATCGCGCCGATGACGCGGTTTGCCTCGGTCAAGCGCTCCACCTTCTGTTCAATGCTCGATCCCATGTTGCACTGCCCCTTGATATTGTTGGTGTTGATGAGCTGAATCATATACGCAAAGCGTTAGGAATACAAGCCCTCGCTCATGCTATTTCGCAAGGATTCTCTGCGCCACGCCCCTACAGGTCGACGCGCAGCAGCCGCGCGGCGGCTTCGAGATCGGCGCGGGTGATGCCATCAGGGGGATTAAGGGGGAGCTCTCGACGCAGCCTGTGATACGCCGCATTCACCCAGCTCCGCTCCATGTGCGCCTCGCGGTCGATCACCAGCAGGCGCTTGTAGTTCGTATCTGCCGCCTCGACGCCGGTTTCGCGGGAGAACTTGATCTCCCGGTCATACTGCTCGCCGGGCCGCCGCGCGCAGACATAGGCCCGGCCGACGCGGGTGACGATCACCTCGGCGCCGCCGGTGGCGCCCCGGGGAAATCCGCCGAATGCATAGGCGGCGTCACCCACTGCCAGATCGCTGATTTTCTTGCTCATTTTTGACCCTTCATCTTGTATTTTTTGTCGACCACGCCATGCTCGGCCCGGCCCACGGTCGTATGGCGCACGTAGGTGGTCTTGCCGGACGCGAGCCGGCGGATATGGCCCCGGCGGAAGTGGAAGCGCGGCGAGGCGTGCGCGCCGCCCTGCGCTGGCTGCGCGGCGAACTGCTCCTTGAACACATCGAGGATCCAGTAGGAGAACATCGGCACCTTGCCGCTGGCCGCGCGCTTCTTGTTCAGCTTGGCGGGCGCCTCGACCCGATCGCGCTTCACGTTCTCGCAGTTGATCGTCATCATGAATTCGACGGCGGCGGTCACCTCGTCGGCAATGTCGTAGACGCGCTCCTCCTGCGTGTAGCTTGGGTTGTTATAGGACTCCCACAGGAATGGCACGGTGTCGATCGTGAACAGGCCGGTGTCCGGATCGACCTCGACACTGGTGGGGTTGAGGAGCCCGGCGGCCGGCGCGAAGGTCCAGACGTCATCCTCGATCTCGAAGCAGGCGATCACAAGGATGCTGCCATCGATATGCGTGCCTTGGACCCCGGCCATGTAGCGGGTATCGGTCAGGATGGCGATGCGGCGCTTTGGGAAGTAGATATCCTCGCGCACCGCCGACGCCGGCGCGTTCGGGCCGAGGATCCGCTCGGGGCAGAAGTATTCGAGTATGCAGGTCGGGAAGGGCAGGCGCAGCAGGTCGCGGAAATCGCCCCGCCGCGTGCCGTTGGCAAACACCCGGCCATAGTCCGGCATCAGGAAGTGCTCGCCCTCGCCCATCATCCCGAGTGCGGCAATGATGCCCTCGCGGCTTTCGGTGAAAGCGCGCAGTTGCGCTCGACCAAGCGGGGCGGTGCGGAAAAACTCGATCGCGTGCGTGCTGTAGTTATTCACTTTCAATGGCCTCAGTGGTTATTTCAGACGAGCCAATTATTAACGCATAGCGTTATGCTGTCAAGGGAATTGTGACAGCCTCCCCGGTCGTTCCTTCTGCAGCGGCGGGGTTGAACTCGGCATCCACCGGCACGTTGACGCAGCCGGCGCAGCGCGGGTCGGAGTGCTGCTTGTCATACATGCATTCGAGGCTCATGCGCACCGGGATCTGGACAATGCGCGGCAGGCGTGTGGCCTTGCTGGTGCCCGGCACCGAGGCGCTGTACCAGCCTTCCTGCCCGGGGTAGGTGGTGGCGCGGGTGGGGCGCGGTTTGTTGTAGCAGCCGTACTGGAGCTCGGTCTGGGCGTCGTTCATCTGGTGGGGCTCCTATCGGTCAGGATGCGGTCATGCATGATCAGGGCGAAGGCCTTGGCGCGCAGAATGCGGCGGCCGAGGCCATCACGGTTGTGGGGGGCGAGGCACTCGGCCGGATCCCAATCGCGCCAGCCGTGCTGATTCAAGACACTGAGCGCGTTCTTCACCTTGCGCTTCTGGTGGACGATGTAGTTGTAGGCGAGATAGGATTGAAGGCTCATTCTGGTTTTGGCTCCGGTTTCGAGCAGTTCTTGTGCAGGTCGACAAAGGCGTTGGTGGCGGCCACAAAGACGGTGATCGGCGCCGGCAGCGCCATCAGGTAGGTGGCGCCGCAGTGGCGGCACACGAACCGATCGTTCCGCATGACAACATGGTCGGATTTGCTCATGCCGGCCTCACTATCCACGCGGGGCACTCGGCGCCAAAGCTGGACCAGATGGCGCTGCGTGTGATCTCCACCTTAACGGCCGCCGGTTGTACCGGGCTAACGTTAATCAGGAAGGTGCATTTCCCGGCCATGCTTGGCCGGATACGTCCTGAAGGGCCGCGCGGGATATCGCCATAAGCGCAGGTGCCGCAGTTTTTCTTGGCGCCGCTCATGACTGGCAGCCCGCGAGCTCGTCCGGCACTTCGATCTCGGCGCCCAGCTTGGACGCCACGTGGCAGCGCATACCAGCGATCAATCCTTGCCGTCTAGCTGCACGAGCGCTGAGAAATTCTTGCGTGGTATCGTCCCACTTTCGCGCCTGCGTTTCGCCGTCCCGATAGTCGATCGTGATTTCTTCGCGGTCAAGGATCGGGCCGCCCTGCGCCCAATCGGTCGAGGGCGAATAGGCCCGGCCGATTTTGCTGTAGACGGTCGTGGAATGCGCTACCCCTTGATCCTCCCAAATCCAGTATCCACCCTCGGAGCTGTGAACGCCGAAGCCCATCGGGTCGCGGCGGATCGTCCTGCCCTCGCACGTGGCTACCGCCCAATCAAGGGCGGCGCCGGCCAGCTCACTGGTCTTGATCCGCATTTAGTTCCCCTTCTTCTTGGCGGCGATAACGGAAAGCACGATCTTTGCGGCCGCCACATCGGTGACCGCTTTGTCCTCGCTTTCCAGCGCGCTGTGCATCGCGCCCAGCACCACCAGCACCGCATTGAGCTTCAGGTCGACCAGTTCGCCGGTCGGCACCACATTGGCCTTGACGCGCTGGGCGTCGGATGACAACCCGGCCAGCCGGAACGTCTTGCCGCCAGCCGTGATCTCGGTGCCCAGCCCCGGGAGGCCCAGCGTTTTCATCGCAATGAGGTAGCGCGCTATCGCGTTCTTGGTCGGTGATTGCATTTTAGTCATGGCCTTTGCCTTTCGTTGTCGGGTTGCCTTGCTTGGATCGTATTTTAACGCATTGCGTTAGTAAGTCAAGCCTTTTTTACAGGAAGCAGCGGCGGGGCGAGTCGTGATCGTATGGTTTCAATATTCAATGGGAGCTTTATGTCCGAAAATACTTTTCGCATGCGCAAGCGCCGCGATGTCGCCCGAGAGGTAGCCTTCGATCCGGAGGCGCCGCAGGGCGAGCGCACGCAGGCGCTGGCCGAGTTGCAAAAGTCGCACATGCCGAGCCAGTCCGAGTTGCTGCCGGCCGAGGCAATCCAGAACTTCCTGTCGCTGGCGCGCGAGGATCTCGAATTCGGCAAGGCGATGAACTCCAACATCGTGCCGTTCCCCTCCAACGCGGCGCGCAAGGGCGAGCGCGGCATGCAGTCGGTGCGCACCGACGATTTCTCGATCAACCTCCAAGGCGAGTATTGGGAGCGCCCCAGCGCCTTCTCGTTCGATTCGATGCGCGCCGTGTGCGACCAGACGCCGGTGCTGTCGGCCGTGATCCTCACCCGCATGCGGCAGGTGCAGCGCTTTTGCAGCGTGTCCGAGACCGGCAACGACGCCCCGGGCTACGAGATCCGCCACATCGACAAGGATCACCAGCTCACCAAGAGCGAGAAGGAAACCGTACAGCTCCTGCACCGCTTCATCGCCAACTGCGGCTGGGAATTCAAGCCGCGCCTGCGCAAGCGCCTGCACCGCGATTCGTTCAGTCAGTTCATGGCCAAGGCCGTGCGCGACTCGCTGTCGATGGATGCCGCGCCGATCGAGCTCGAATGGAAGCGCGACAAGCGGCTCGGCATCGACGGCTTCTACAACGTCGATGGTTCCACGATCCGCCTGTGCACCGACAAGGGCTACCAAGGCGATATGGATATCCATGCGCTGCAGGTGGTACAGGGCCGGATCTCGTCCTCGTACACCTACGATGACCTGATCTACGAGGCGCGCAACCCGCGCAGCGATGTGATGAGCTGCGGCTACGGCAATTCCGAGGTGGAGCTGCTGATCAAGGTGGTCACCGGCTACCTGAACGCCCTCACCTACAACATCAAGGGCTTCGATTCGAACTCGATCCCGAAGGGTATGCTCAACCTGATCGGCGATTACGACAAGGCCGACCTGAACGCCTTCAAGCGCTACTGGAACGCGATGGTGCGCGGCGCGAACAACGCATGGACGCTGCCGGTGATGGTGTCCAAGAACTCGGAGAGCAAGGCCAGTTTCGAGAAGTTCGGCGTCGAGTTCAACGAGATGTATTTCTCGAAGTGGATGACGTTCCTCACCTCGCTGATCTGCGCGATCTACGGCATTTCCCCGAGCGAGATCAACTTCGACTCTTTCAGCGGCGGCAACACCTCGCCGCTGGCGGGCTCGGACACGGCCGAGAAGATGGCCGCGTCGAAGGATTCCGGCCTGCGCCCGCTGCTGGCGTACTTCCAGAATATGTTCACCGATTACGTGGTCGGCGAATTCTCCGAGAACCTCCTGTTCCGCTGGACCGGCCTCGATCCGGATGACGCCGAGCGCAAGCAAAAGCGCGCCGAGCTCACCCTCACGGTGGATGAAATGCGCGCCGAGGATGGCCGCGAGAAGCACCCGGATCCGAAAGTCGGCGCCGCGCCGGTCAACAACCCGGCACTCGTGCAGGTGTATATGCAGGCGATCACGCCGGAACAGGATCCGAACGCCGAGCCGGGCGCCGCCGGCGCCGCTGCTGGGACCGGCGGCCCGGGCGCGGCCGGCACCAACGATGGCGGCGGCGACGACGCGGCCGCGCCGAAGC